ACAAAAAAGTAAAGCAGGGCAAAATCGGCAAGGATGGTTTACCCGCTATTAAACCGCTGGCGTGGTTAAAAGATTTTAGAAGTGAATATGAAGTATCGGCTGAAGATTTACGGCGGATGTGTATGGCTTTTATCTTTGGTCATTCTATAGATGAATTAAAATTAATGACGGCGCCAGAGAATAGCCATAAAATCCCTGTGCTGGTTTACTATTTTGCTAAACAGTTCATATCCGATACTGAAAAGGGTGAAAGCGATGCGATGGAGAAACTTCTGGACAGGATATATGGAAAAGCGATTGTGAAGGAAATGAAAGTCAATGTAGATGTTCCGTTAAAAGAAAATCTGGATGCTGACCAGCGCCGATTAGAGTTGGAAAGGCTGGAAGCAGAAGTCCGAATGTTAACCGCTGAAGATGTTGAGGTGAGTATCAATGTCTAAAAAGCCTGACGAAATTGAAGACAGGATAGAAAAACTCAAAAAGATAAAAAAACTCAGAGCGATTGACCACCACCTAGACTTTATCAATTATACATGGCAGAATAAAACCGATCCATTTGTAGTCGGGCGCCATACTAGAGTTATTTGCGACACGATTGATAGAGCAATAGAGCGATACCGGAATGGACAATCATCTTTTTATATTATTAAAGTACCTTTCAGGCACGGCAAGTCCGAAATAATATCACGTAAACTTCCTGCGCATTATCTTGGTTTATTCCCTGATGGAAAAGTATTGGTTGTTGGTCACACGGCATCTCTTTCAGTCGGGTATAACAAAGAGTCCAGAGACTTAATGAAAACGCCGGAATATAATGAGTTGTTTCCTGATGTAAGCGTAAACCCGAATGACTCCAGCGCAGGCCATTGGAAGATATTTGACCATCAGGGTGAATCGTTTGCTTGCGGTCTTGGTGGAGCGATGGCTGGCCAGGGCTATACTCTAGGATTATTAGATGACTATTGTAGAAACCGATTAGATGCTGAAAGTCCAACGATGCGACAGAATATGTGGGATAGTTTCACGAATGACTTCATGACCAGAAGGGCGCCAGTATCAATAACGATTATTTTAGCAACGCCATGGCACACTGATGATATTATCGGGCGTATAGAAAAGAAAATGGAAACGGATAATACATTTCCAAAGTTTGAAGTTATATCAATGCCTGCCTTTTCTGAAGACTATCCGACCGGAACACTATTCCCAGAGCGGTTCAATCAGGAGTGGTACGCAGAACAAAAAGCCACGCTGGGTGATTACGGTTCGGCAGCCCTCTTACAAATGAATCCAATTACTAGAGGGGGCAACCTGATTGATATCAGTAATATAACGCAGCATAAAACAATTGAGGAATATCCTGAAAGCCTGCGCTGGTATCGGGTATGGGATTTGGCGCATACGAAAAAAGAGCGAAACAAACCTGACCCAGACTATACCGCCGGAACACTGCTAGCATTCCGGTTGAAGCCAGGGACTAGGGAATGGGAACTATGGATAAAAGATGTTGTGAGATTCAGATTGATCGCACCAGAGCGTGATAATTTAATACGACATACCGCCGAAATAGATGGAGCGTATGTAAAGATAGGGGTGGAAGATACAATCGACAGTAAAGATGCGTTTGCTACTTTAAGGGCGGTATTTAATGGACGCAGAATAGTACAATCAGCAAGAGGGCGGGGTGATAAGGTTATGAGAGCAACGCCACTAGAGCCGATATTCAAGGCGGGTAACGTACACGTGCCGGCAAACGCAACGTGGCTGGGCGCTTGGATTGCTGAATTAGCAGCATTCCCTTCCGGCGCTCACGATGATATGGTTGATAATCTATCGGCGGGGTATAGTCTTTGTACAAAGGCGCCAGGCGTTACTTCAGCGCCTTTAATGGGGGTATAGGTTGAAAGAGAAACTCAAATGGACAAAGGGTGAAATAGTTTTTGTTATTGGCTCTATTGTTTATATGAGTTTGGTTTTAATAGCGATGTTTTATGGGGGAATGTGATGGACAATAAAGTATCGACCGGAAAAACAATCAAAATGAGCGCAAGGTTTATTTTTATTATTCTGGGCGCTCTAATTATTTTGAGCATATTAGTCGGCAGGTTTTCAGTCCGTAAACCGCCGGAGCGAAAAGTGAGCACCTTTATTGTCGACAAGGAATTGTTAACAGGAAGTATTCAAACAGGGCGCTGGATGTTAACGTATACAATCAACGGCGTGCCTTATGTTCTTGTTTTTCGGACTGAAAGAGCGGGTTTGGACTTTATAGAGTACCTGAGAAGGGTATCGGACTTGTATGAACCAGCGCCGGAATTATTTGAAGAAACTTCTGAAATCCCCTTTACTAATTAAAGACAGGCGGTTATTCTATACCGCATAGAGGGGCAAAGATGGTGGTTATTTTTACATGTAAGCATTGCGGAACAGTGGTCAGGATAGAAGCGGATAAACCGCCGGAAAATCCTATTGAGTGCCGTTGTGATAATAAAAAGGGCTTGACGATTTGTTCAGGCTGTAAGAAAAAGTATGGAGGCAAAGAAAATGGGAGCGAAACAAGCCAAACGGTATCGGAAAGTAATTGATAAAGCAACTTTCCAAATAGCCCAACAGCAGTTATTGGAGATAATGAAAGCACCATTTCTATACCGCTTCAAGTACTGCTGGGCGATCCTATTCCCGCCGAAACACGTCAGGAAAATGAAAGCCGATTTGAAAAAGGCTCACGGAAAAGAAACAATAAAAAGAGCGAATGAAAGGAATAACAAGCCCGATACTGCTGAGGCTGAAAAGGTATTGGAAGCCGGAGCGGATAAATGAACGAATTGTTTCAAGAAGCATCACTGGAGTTGAGAGCCGCAATGAATCTTTACTGGAAACGCTTGAACGATAGCAAGAAGCCTGACCACAAGGGCTGGAAAGATGAGAAACTAATTAAACAAATGAAATCACTTACAAATAACTTAAAGAGGGGGGCAAAATAATGCCTGTTGATAGTAAACACAAATTGTATAATGAAGCAAGACCGGACTGGGATCAAGTCCGTCATTGCCTAGCGGGTGAACGTGTAATAAAAGCACAGGGCACTATCTATCTGCCAAAGTTATCGGGAATGACTGATGAAGAGTATTTACGATACAAAATGAAAGTCCATTTTTTTGGTGCTACAAGTAGAGTTGCCGATGGATTACATGGGCAAGTTTTTAGTAAACCACCTGTTCAGAATGGAGACATGCCTGATGAGTTTACGGAAAGCCTGAAAGATGTTGACCTTGTTGGCACTTCTATTGACCAGTTTGCTTCTGATATAACTTGGGATGCGATGATGACTAACTGGGGTTGTATTCTAGTCGATTATTCCAAAGATGCGGAGCGGGTATCTTTAATGGAAGCGGAAAAAAGAGGATATGGCGCTTTCATGAAATGGTATTCAGCTGAACGGTTTATCAATTGGAGATATGGACTAGTCAACGGAAAAGAGAAACTGGTGTTGGTAGTTTTACATGAACCCTACACAGAAGTAATGCCTGAAGATATATTCACCGAAAAGGAATACAACCGATATAGAGTTTGCCGGCTTGAGAAAAATTCTGACGGCTCTTTTGGTAAATATGTTCAAGATGTTTATGATGATAAAATCGGGTTAGACTTCCCAACCGAAAAGGATATTGTAATTGTTAAGAATGGGGAATATATGTATGACTTGCCTGTATTCCCTGTTCCTGGTAAATTACCGGAAAAAAGCATGCTGTTGGATTTATCATTCCTCAATATCGGGCATTATCAAGAAAGTGCGGACTATCAAAATGGTAAACACTATACTTCAATTCCAACTCCAGTCGCTCTTAATGTTCACCCAGAGATGGACGAAAATAACAAACCCAAACCGACCTTTATTGGCGGCACAAAGTTTTTATATTTCAATAACGAAACCGGAGCGCCTATTGAGGTGAAGTTTTTAGAGTTTACCGGAGCCGGAATGAGCGCCTTGAAAGATGGGATAAACTTAACAGAAGCCCAAATGGCAATTATGGGCGCTCATATAATAACCGCCGAAAAGAAGGGAGTTGAAAGCGCAGCCGTTGCCGGTATTCATAGAGCGGGTGAGAATGGAGTGCTTGGCGCCTTTATACGAAATACTTCAGAACAGATAACAAAGGCAATACGGCTCTTTGGTGAATGGAATAATTTTGATGAAGCAACAATGCTTCAATTTGACTACACGATGAATACCGATTATGAAATTCAAGATCAATCGGCTCAAATACTTTCTGTTTTATTACAGGGCAGAGCCGCAGGTGAATTCCCCAAAATAGTCCTTTTCCGCTTCCTGAAAAAGATTCAAGCAATTCCTGAAGATTGGGATTTGGATGAATTCCTGGAACAAACAGAATTGGATTCAGTATCGTTATCGGAAACAACACCGACCGTGGTCAAGCATAAAGGCACGGAGTTGTTATTGGAAGACCAAACCGATGATTCCAATAAGGATGAAGAGCCAGAAACTGACCCTGATGAGAATGGTGAAGAAGAATGAGCGATGCGATAGAGCGTTTGGACGAATATATATTTCACGCACATATGAGAGAGCGGTTCAAGACCGCTCAGGCACAAAAAGTCAAACGCTATATCCGAAAATTAAACAGACACATAGCCGATTATCTATTACAAATAAAAAGACTAGAAACCCGCAAACAATTCCGGCGGGTATCGGCTTGGGTTAAAACGCAGACAGAAGCCTTTGAAACACAATTAGTCGATATTTTAGAAAAGGATTTCAGAGGGCAATTTCAGGCAGAAGTTGAATGGATTAAAGAAACGGAGCCGGAAACAGAAACGATACCAAATGAAGACCGGATTGTTAACAATATCTTTTTCAATCAGTTCAACGATGTTTACACGGTGGAAAGTTATATAAAAAGTTTGGCGAATAGAATTCACGCTGTTTGGGATGGTCAAATGAGAATAGCCGTTACATCAGGAATAGATTTGACCTGGGTCATCGAACAGGTTATTGGAGATTGATATGCCTTTAATGGATGGAGTAGAGAACAGCGCCGAAACTAATATTCAAGATATGTTTCAATTCACCGGAAACATAATACAAGGCAGCATCTTTGAATCCAATCGTGAACACTTTTCTGGTTATATGTGGGTGGCAGCCCTAGACTATAAAACCTGTTTGAGATGTGCTTCATTGGACGGTACGATATTCAAAGCAGCAGAAGGTATGGAAGGCGACAAGTTTGAGGGAATAGTAACAGAAGCGATGGGCGGTGAAAGAGTAGTAAATGCAGTTGCCCCTTCTATTCCTATTCATCAAAATTGTAGATGTACGATGGTGCCCGTTCAGACCGGAATGGAAGAGGATTATATGGGCAGCCCGAATTATTCAGAATGGCTTTCACGCCGGACTGACGCTCAATTGATGGAAATACTTGGCCCAGCCCGTGCCAAACTTTATTTACAAGGCATGACCATAGACCGCTTTGTGAAAGATACAAATATAATAACCTTAAAAGAACTGGGCGTGAAACGATTGAGAAGTACAACGCTTCAATCCGAAATAAATGAAGGCATAGTACCAGACAGGGTGCGCTTTTATTCTGTTGATAATACTTTACGCTTTGGTGGGGAGTTTGAACGGTTTATAGGCGATATGCGGCAGCGTATAGGCGAAATAACATGGCGTCAGTTAGCACCCGAAACGCAAGACTATATAAACAAGCAATTAAAACTAGCCGGAATAAAATTGAGTGGTGAAGAGTTTTTGAATAGGATTGATGATGTAATTAGAAACGGTGTATTGGTAAGACATCAGGATATTGAGTCATTGATAAAGAATGTTAGAAGCCT